TACTTCCCCCCACGAAGGGGGGGCCGCGCCCCCCCCCCCCCCCCTCTTTGCTATACTCTTTCTGAAGGAGGAAATATGAACCAGATTTACTCTACTCCACCGGAAACTACGGCGGGCCTTTCTTTTGACTATTCCGTGTGGTCTGCTGGGTCCGTTATCACGATGGTTAATGTCCCGTTCGACAACACATATCGCGACATTATCGACTGGGACTCATATGGCCACACCCCATACCAGTATGTGAAGTCGTTCAATGATACCCTCAAGGTTGAGATCAACCAGATGACTTATCTCGCTCAAGGGAAACCTATTCGTATTCCCACGCCTTTTACGCGTGCGAACCGCTATAACTACGTCATGGTTGAGAACCCTGGACGCCCAGTGAATACGGTGGGGTTCGAGGGTTATACACCTCACGCATTTTTCTATTTCATCACCAGCATTGATTACATCGCACCCAATACCACGCAGTTGACGCTTCAGTTAGATGTGTGGACTACTTACTATCAGCGAATCAAGTTCGGGCGCTCTTACCTTGAGCGCGGACACTTCGGCATCGTTGCTCAGGACTCTTTCGACAATTACGGGAAGGAGTGGCTTACCCAACCCGAGGGATTGGACATGGGTAGCGAGCACCGCGTGATGCGAACCTACCGTCGAGAACTGGCTAATCTCCCTAAGGATGATTACAGCGTTATCGTTACCTCGGCAACTAATCTTAACAACGCCTTGGGGTACGGAACTGCCGACAACCCTAAGGTTAATATGGCATATCCTTCTAACGTTGAAGGACTGCCTAACGGCGTAAGCATCTATGCATGCACCGCAGACCAGTTTAAAACTGGAATGACGGGGCTATCTTCTTTCCCGTGGGTTGCCCAGGGGATTGGGTCAATTACTTTCGTTCCGAAGAACGTGATTAACGGTAAGGTTGGAAATAAGGTTAAGGTGGGTTCGGGCTCGAATGTGGCAGATTGGGTTCACATTCAGCGTGGTGAGGTAAACATTACGCTCAACCTTCCGTTGACGCAATCTTCTTTCAGAGACGAGATGCTTTCCTTGCTTCCCGTTGCGTATCGGGAGTTGCGGAAATTCTGCACATCCCCATACATGATTCTTGAGTTGACCACGTACACAGGCAACCCGATTGAGTTTCGCCCCGAGTCGGTAATGACTAAGGGAATTGGTCTTCAGCAGTACTCACACGTTGCACCACCTAACCCATCATTGTTTTTCACCATCAAGGACTATAACACGATTTGGGAATCCAAGATCGTGCACATCACCAGCGGCCAGGCCGTCGATGACCACGGCGAAATGTGGGATAGTGTTACGGGGTACACATCTTTGCCCACATTCTCCGCAGTCAACAATGCAGCGTTGTCCGCGCTGGCCGGATCAGCGCACACCACTGCGGCGCAGATCAATAACGCGAAGTGGCAGCAGCAGCGCGCCCAGCGCTCTGCCGTCGCCAGCAGGGACGTTGCGAACGCGGGGATCGCTGCCACGCAGGCAGGCGCCGAGAACACTATGTGGGGCAATTCTGCGACCGCAGACAGTCAGTCGCGATACAACAATATGCGCTCGACTGTTCAGGCCATCCAGGGCGGTATGACGGCCCTTGGTGGGGTTGCTGGGCTCAATGGTCAGGCAGTTGGCGCTGGACTCGGCCAGGCGGCCACTGCGGGCATTTCCGCGATGATCAATAATTCGCAGGCACAGTCGACGGCCAACATTCAGAACCAGTTGGTCAGCGGGTCATCGCAGATCTCTCAGCAGCAGCAGCGCACGGTTCGCGACACGAACTACGAGTTGGCGCAGTTCTCCGCCAATGGCGACTATGAAGCAGCGATTGCTTCAATTAATGGGCAACGACAGGACATGCAGGTTATTCCTCCATCGGTTGTTGGTCAGACATCGGGATACGTTTCGGCAATGGTCGCTAATAACATGGTGATTGACTGTCGAGTACGATTCCTTTCCGAGTCCGCTATGCGTAGGATCGGAGATTTCTGGTTACGGTACGGCTACCTGATGAACGTGTGGATCAAGATGCCCAGCACACTTACCCTGATGTCTGAATTCACTTATTGGAAGTTGGCTGAGTGCTATCTGGAAAAGGCTGACATTCCCGAGTCCTTTAAGGGTACAATCAGGGGTATCTTCGAGAAAGGCGTGACTGTATGGCGGTCTCCGCAGAGGATTGGGACCGTTAATGTTCGAAACAATCGTGTTATTCGGGATGTGAAGGTGAGATTAATTGACTAACAAGAAGCGTGATTACGTCAAGCACGGAATCTACGACCAGATCATGGCTGCAAAGCCGTCTGCGTCGGAGCACCGTCAGGCGCAATTGGAATACATGTATCGTCGTCAGTTGATGGGTAAGTGTCTTTCTAGGTTCACCTGGGAGGGCCTGCCTAATGGGATTGATCCAAGGTTTGTTGAGACAACCATCTTCAATAATGGGTTCAGCCTGTTCTACTTCGATAGTTTCTTTGAGTTGTTCATGTCAATGCCAGCAGCAATCAGCGGCCCCCTGGACATTCAGGACAACCCTACTGGCTATCGAGTAAACCGGAATGGGATCTATTCGCGAGATGTCAGCGCTTCCGATTCTGTATGTATCTGGGGGAACCAGATTCGCGAACCTGAGATCGACGTGGTTATGTCCTATGCTGCCCGGCTTGCGCAGATTGATCGCACCATTGAGATCGACCTACTCAATGAGCGCAACCCCATGATCGTGGCGTGCAGTCAAGATCAGCGTCTCACTGTCCAGAATCTCATCAGCAAGATCTACGACGGTGAACCCGTTGTGTGGGGAACCGAGAATCTTGCCATGGACAACCTGGCTTCAATGGTCGGCGTCTTTCCGCTTAACCAAAACGCTGGTGCAGGCGCCGTGTCCAGCATTAAGCACATGGAATCCAAGTCGAAGATCTGGGGTGAGGCGCTGACCATGCTCGGAATCATGAATGTGAATTCGGAGAAGCGTGAGCGCATGGTTGTTGAGGAAGCGGCAGCGAACTCCGGGCAGGTTCTCGCGTCTCGTGAGTCCTTCATGAAGCCTCGCGAACTTGCTTGCCAGCAGATCAACGAGAAATTTGGTCTGAATGTGTCGTGCAGTTGGGCTGTGGATGACAACGCCGCGCCGAATCTTAACGACTACCTTTCCATTGAAAACACTACCCCTAACGAGGTGATCGAATGAGTTTGATGACAATGCGGCTCCGAGATGTCGTCAGAATTACTGGCGACCATATCGGGCTCGATGACTACCCCATTTTCGATGAATCATATCGAAAAACTCTGAATGACAGAATCAAGCGTGAGTATTGGCTTCAGGAGATCGCTCACGAGACACCTGACATCTTCATCTGGCGCATGTCTCTCAAGATGGAGAGAATCATGCCGCGTTATAACCGGATGTATCTTGCTGAGTTACAGAATAATGATCCCCTCGATGGTGGACTGCGCGTCAGCGAGACGTCTCAGGACGGTGTTAGCCAGAACAGCAACCAGTCCACACAGACGTCCAGCGGAACTGGCAGCACGGACAGCAAGGGCCGCACAGTCGGTTCTGACACTCCGCAGACACGTCTGGCTGGGGACGGGGACTATGCTACGAGCATCAGCGATGCGAGTAGCACCTCGGGCACGAAGAACAACACGAAGTCGGATTCGTCCGGTACGGGGAATTCTAATTTCCGTAACAATCAGCGGTCTCGGTCGACGGGCTATAATATGGCTAAGTCAGACATGATTGCGAGGTATAGGAACACGCTCGTTAATGTTGACGATTTCGTTATTGCAGAACTTTCAGATTTGTTTATGGGAATCTGGGACACTGACGCACCGCACACACCTAACGGATTAAATGGAGGAATTTACTATGGCTACTGGTGATGAAATCATTGGCTCTATCGACCAGGCACTCTGGCGAGTGCAGAACCGGTCGATCAACAACGTCACACCGTTTACATACCGCGACGGGCTCACGTACTACGACGTGCTTCAGCGTCTTCGTTCCTCGGTCATCGATGTTATTGAGTACGTCAACTTGTTTGGCGAGGAACAGGATAAGATCATTGAGCGACTGAACAACACAGTCAACAATTTTATCACTGAGGTTGAGAAAACTCATGATGGTTGGAACAAGGAACTCGACGCCAAGAAGACTGCGCTTGAAGCAACCATTGAAGACTTCAAGAAGCGACTCATTGACGCGGAATTCCGAAAGGTTGATGAGGACTTCATTGAAGCACCCCTCAAGGCTCCCGCCGGCTCCAAGGTTACGCTCACGACTCGCACGTGGGCTGACAAGTTGCAGGCTTCGAATCAGCGTTCACTGACCGAGTTTCAAACGAAACTGGATCGCCTGAGTGCTGATACGAATACCCGGCTTCAGTCCTATTACACCAAGACAGAGTCGAACGATATTTTTCTTGAGGACCCAAAACTCAATGAGGGTGTTGTTATTGGCTCGTCCAACGCAACAATTGAAGCCAGTCGATGGACCGAGCAACTGTGTCGGGAACTTGGGCTGAACCCGAATGTTTATGCAATCGGTGGAGGCGGATTCACGTCAACCCTCGACAACAATTTCCTCACCCAGTTGTCCAATGCGTACAACGGCATGAATCAGGTGAAGCGGAATCGAACGAAATACCTTTTCGTGATCGATCTGCTGAACGACATTCGCGCCCAGAACTCAATCACCTCGAATGCAAGAACTTTCTTCCAGCGAGCACGTTCGTACTTCCCCAACGCGGAAATCAGGATCCTCCCCGTGACGTATAACGAGGCGTCTCTTAACAATTATGTGCAGATGGCTCGCTCGTGCGTCTCGCGAACCTTCGAGGTCATGGAAGCATCCCAGCCCTACGGCGGCATCGTCTGCGAAGGGTCTCGAACCTGGCTTCACATGGGGACCGAAAAGGCCGGCGTATGGGACCAGGGCGTGGATAACGTGCACATGACGGCCGCGGGCTACGCCCACGTCAAGCAGTTGTTCAAGAACTGGATCAACGGGGCGTCAAGTTGGTACAACCCTCCCTCGGAAGCACTTCACCCGCTAACCGCCGGCGCCATCGTTCACGATTACAACTACCTTGTTTGTGAACGCGACCGCGATTGGGTTAACATTCAGGGAACATTCAAGGTTGGAGCAAACAACGCCGGTTATGACGTGAAACTAACCGGAACCCCCGGGTGGGCGCGACCCTATGATGGAGTCATGTCAACAATTGTTGGCAACGACAGAACATACAAATACATCTATGCGCCAAAGATTGGAGGGTTGTACGCTGGAGACATTCTTCAGGCAAACCAGACCTACCAGGTCAATATGACATATAAGATCTGGTGACATAGACACGAAATCGCCTGCTGCGGTATACTCGCGGTAGGCGATTTCGTGTAGGAGGAAAAATGGCGTGGGACGACCAGATGAAGCGCGTTGCTGTAAAAGCAATTGGACAGGTCGAATCATCAATGAACTATGTGTCGATCAACTACAATGACCCGATCACTGTGGGCATTGCTCAGTGGTTTGGTGTGCGCGCAGCCGCGATTCTCAACAAAATGCGTAGCAAATATCCTACACAGTACAGTCAGGTTGCTCAACGTCTGCGAACAAGATTGGAGAGTGTTGAGGAAACAAGCACTTCATGGAACACATACTACCTTTCTCGTGAAGAGGGAAATTCGCTCGGTCCGTTGCTGAGAATCGCTAGCGACATTCAAGACGCCCAGTTGGTTGCCGACCTTGAAGCATATGTTGGAACAGCCAAGCAATATGGGCTTGACCATCAAGCAAACACCGAGGCATTCATTCTCTGGTGTGTGGCCTACCATCAAGGTCCTCGCTACGCCCTTCAGGTGCTCAACAATGTTGGTGGATCTGTATCTCTCGATGGGATGCTTCGCGGTATTCTCGCTAATGGAGTCCTCGGTCAATACGCAAACCGCTACAATGGTGCATACAACATTATCAAGAATCGGGATACCGCTGGCGTGGGGAGTGGTCTAGGGAGGGTCAACACCACGCCCGGAAACGGTAGCGGTGCCTCCGATAGCGGGCAGATCTCAATCTCAGGGGGCAATCTCCGAATTTTCGCTGACGACTCCATGGGACTTGTCGTCAAAACTCCCTGGGGTAATGTGCGTGCTGAAATGTTTGGGCACAATGTGTGGGGCGCAAAACTCGACGACATCACCAGAACGATCAACAACACCATCCAGCAGGAAGCCGCAAAACGCAATCACTCACAGGCTGGCGCCGGTGGGGGAGGTGCTGTAGCGCCACCCAGTGACGGCTCTGTGGGCGCCAAGGCTCTGGCGTGGATCATGGCACGCCGCGGCAAGTTCGCCTACCTACAGGGGCCAGGCCGCATGGATCCCGACAACAGTGGTGTTACGGACTGTTCTGGATTGATGTATGCCGCCTTCAAGGCAACTTCAGGCACGTTTGTGGGTACGTGGACAGGTGACCAGTACTTCCGGGGGGCAGAGCCTTTCCCTCGCCGTGGAGGGGCCATGACGGCTGAGGAGCGAGCACAGTTAAGGCCCGGGGACATGATTGTTATGGCGTGGAAGAGTACGGGGTCCTACTACCCAGAAACTGACCACGTAGATATGGTGGTGGACTCAAATACGTTGGTGGGTCACGGCGGAAACCCTTATTATGGACCTGTGACATATTCTATTGACCGTCTCGCGGCCACGAGATGGTGGACTGTAAGGCGACACGGATGACAAAGAAATTCAGTTACTACTCATTCTCACACGTGCTCTCCTATCGCGGTGTTTTTAACATGGTGATGGGTGCACGTGGTCTGGGTAAAACGTATGGTGCAAAGAAGATCGTAATCAAAAACGCAATCAACAAGGGGCAACAGTTTATCTACCTGCGCCGCTACAAGACTGAACTCAAGGGTCGCAACAGTTTCTTCGCAGACATTCAGAACGAATTTCCTGGGGAGGAATTCAGGGTTGAAGGACAATTTGCTCAGCGAAAAGTGGGAAAGAAATGGGAAACCATTGGATACTTCATCCCACTGTCTACGGCGCAAGCAAACAAGTCTATTGCGTACCCCAACGTCTACACCATCATATTCGATGAGTTTATTATCGATAAAGGGTCTCTCAGGTATCTTCCTGATGAAGCCAAAGTCTTCATGGATTTCTATTCCACTGTTGACCGCTATCAGGATCGCGTAAAGTGCTTGATGCTCTCTAACTCTGTGAGCATCATGAACCCATACTTCATTCGATTCAACATTGAGCCTAAGGAAGGAATTAGTCGCCATGCTGACGGGTTTATCGTTACTGATTTTGTTGACAGCCAACAATTTCAATCCGAAGTGGCTCACACGCGATTCGGATCATTCATTACCAATTATGCTGAAGACTATGCCGAATATGCTATCTCAAACAAATTCGCAGACAACTACGATGATTTCGTAATGAAGAAGAGTGGTAAGGCTCGCTATGCATTCAGCCTGCGCTGCCCCGACGGAGAGGTCTCCATATGGATCGACGGTGGCACGTGGTTCGCTCAGCGACGTCAACCCAAGGGTGATCGTGTACGATGGGCCTATAAGGTCACAGACCTTCGAGAAGGGGAGCGATTGCTCATGTATGGGGACAAAGTATTGAGCATTATGAGGAGCACCTATAGAAAGGGGCGATTGTTCTCCGACTCGCCGGAAACCCGAAATATGTTCGCAGAAATCTTTGTCCGATGATCCATATCAACCCCACAACAATTGACGTCGCACTGATTCTCGGCGTCATATCCCTATTAACGATTATTGGTAGGTTCATATATAGAGCCTCGCGATTCATGGACCATCTCTCATGCATGCTAAACGCATGGGATGGTCGTGACGGAATGCCGAGCGTCCTAGAGCGTCTCGAAGATATTGAGACAAAACTCAAGGATGTTCAGTATCACGTCAAACCCAATCATGGTGGTTCAAGCGTAGATGCGCAGAACCGTCAGTTGAAAGAAATCATTTCCTACCTGAAGGAGAAAAACAATGGGTGACCACGAAGCCCCCAAGCCCCCATTCATCCCCGACGCATATCGTATGTGGCTCTACATCGTCTCCGTCGGCGTCAACCCCGAAAAGCGCAGCACCTTCAGCATCGAAGAGCGCAAATCCATGCTTGAAGCCATTACGCGCGAATTCCCCAACGTGCGCATCACCGTGTTTGAAAACCGCTTCCTCGTCCATTACGCCAAAACCGTCGACGCCCAATTCATCGTACGCGGCATCCGCACCACCGCCGACTACGAATACGAACGCTCCATGCGCTACATCAACAGCGACCTCGAACCGGAAATCTCCACCGTTTTCCTCATGCCGCCGCGCGAAATCGCCGAAGTCTCGTCCACGATGGTCAAAGGCTTGGTCGGCCCCGTCGGCTGGCGCAGCATGATACGCCGCTACCTGCCCGAACCCGTTTACCAAAAGATTTTGCAGGACCACAGCGAAAGTGCGGAATAACCGCTTTGCCCCATCCGCCTTTCCGAAAGCCAAACAAAGGCGAACGCCGCGCCCAAGCAAAAACGCCCGTTTTTTAAAACGGGCGTTTCAACGTTTCAGACGGCCTC